AATATGAAAAATAGGTTTCCGAAAGATTGGAATGACCGTAGTCAAATTGATCAAACAATAAATGCGAATGTAAAAATACAATCATGGGAAGACCATCTTCGATCAGAGATTGCATCGAAACAATCCGAAATTGAATCACAGGTCGAACCTTTGCCCGTGTCTGGCGCTTAGTCGTATTCGTGAATATTTTTAATCTAAAAGAGTATGCAGAGAATTGCCTCAACATAACAACCAAGCAAGCGCAGTTAAAAAAATTAAAATTTAACTCATTTCAAAATACGATCCATAATGAGATAATTAGACAAAGGAAACATCATGGAAGAGTCAGAGTTATCATACTTAAGGCCAGACAGCTTGGTGTCAGCACGTTCTCGACGGCCTATCTTTTTCATCAGGCGATCACGCACTACTACCGTAGCGGACTTATCATCTCGCATGACAGCGACTCTACTCGTGGATTGTTCGACATCTGTAAAAGATATTGGGATTTTTTGCCAGGAATCAAACCTTTACGCAAGCGCAGCAACGCCCGTGAGTTACTTTTCGACAATCCATTTAAAGACAGAGACGGCATCGAAGGCCTAATGAGCGCCATAAAGCTGGAGACGGCCGGAAAGAAAACGGCGGGCAGGTCCAGCACGATTCATGACCTGCATGTATCTGAACTTCCATATTTTGAAAACGCTGCCACGGTCATGTCTGGCCTATTGCAGTCTGTGCCGCAAGATGGAAGCTCAATAATTATCGAGGGCACGGCCCAAGGAATAACTGGTGCAGGTGAGGAGTTCTATATTCGCTGGAAAAAGGCAGAAGAAGGGTCGTCTGACTTTGCTCCACTGTTTTTTGCTGCCCACAAAAATCCTGAATATAAAATGTCGTTGCCCGAAGACTTCGTTACTACGGAATGGGAAAACATGAGGTTGGCCACGTTTCCAGAGATGACGAAAGAATATCTGATGTTCCGGCGTTACAAAATTGCCAATGATCTTGGCAGCGCGCTTATGTCCGCAGAGGATCAGTTTAGGCAAGAATACCCCGACACACCTAGCGAATCATTTATCAGTTCTGGCCGTTCGGTATTTTCGATTGATAAGATCACAGCATATATTGAGAAAATAAAATCAACCTCATTTGAGTGTTTTGAAATATAATGGAACAGAGAAAGAATGGCCGTTTTAAAGTATTCGAGAAACCAAAGCAATCAAAGTTATATTCGATTGGTGTCGATGTCAGCGAGGGGCTTGCCATGGGTGACGCTTCAACCTGTTGTGTCTTGGACAACGACTATAATCAAGCGGCCTGCTGGTATGGGCGGGTTGATCCTGATCTGCTTGGCAGAATTGCCTGTAGGATTGGCAAGTATTACAACAATGCAATACTTGTTCCAGAGGTGAACAACATGGGCCACACCACTCTCAACGAAATAAAATATCTGCGCTATTCAAACATTTATACCAGGCAGGTAAGAGAAGAGCTAAGCGATGAGTTCGTTTCCAAAATAGGTTTTCAGACCAACAGAAAAACAAAACACGATATGCTGAACGATTTCGTCGCCATGGTGCGAGATGGATTAATCTCACTTAAAGACGTAGATCTCTTGAAAGAAATGTCTACTCTTTACATTGAAACTGATGGCAATGTTGAGCTGAACGGCAAAGATAGAACTGTTGCGGTATGTCTGGCCATACAGGGACTCAAGCAGCAGCATGGCAATAGTTATGATGCCGAATTTCCTGGCAAAATAAAACCAAAGACTTTTGCAGAAAAGCTTGATATTGATAATCAAAACAGGAGGCCAGAGCAATGTTAGATACAGAAGAATCAGTTTTATGGGTAAAAGAATTTTTGATGAGCTGGAAATCATTTTTAAAGGGCATGGCAGTGGGGATATTTCTCGCACTCCTCGGCGCCAACTTCTTCCTAGAGAACTTCGTCGAGATACCCGAGCATGTGTGGCATCAAGGACAAAATCTATGCAGAGAAAAAGGCGGTCTCTATAGGATTAAGCGCAATTACAAAGATTCGACGGTTTGGTGCTTCGATCATTTAGTGGAAAAGAAGAAAACAGAAAAGAATAAAAAATGATTCATCTTTTTATTTATTTCATCTTTGGAATATTTGTTGGGCATGTCCTGACAGTCACAGTTATGTTTATTTGCGGCATGTTCGTTTTTCGTCCAGACGATGCTATTAAGCTAAAAATATCCTTACCATTTGAATTGCCTATAAAAGATAAATACGATGCATACATTCCCAACAAAGACATAGAGAAGATCTTCGAAGGACTTCCCGAAACTAACTAGCGTCGGGAACTTTACTCAAAAGACTGTCATTGATGCCAACTACGGCACCAAAGTCATCTGAGCTGATGCCGAGATCTTTTTTAATTTCTCGCAGATCGTCTTCTGTGAACATGGTTCCCTTGTTAGTATTTGACTGTTTTGCACTGTCATTGCCAAGCTCGATCAGAGAGTGACATTTTTTATATGCCTCATATTCGCTTTTGGATGAAAAATTCCTCCCAATCCCTGGATGCCACCCAGGTTGAAATGAATCGTGGTTCATCTTTTTAGACTTAAACGGAGAGTCTTGCCTCCCAGTGATGTAGGCCACATGCCTCTTGCAGTAATCAAGGGCACTATCCATCGTGCAGTACCATTTCAACCCAGTTGAAAACCTAAAATAAAAACATTCATTTGACATGTTGTTAATTCCTCCCGCTTGGTTTAATCTCACAGTATCAGCACCAATTTTGTCAAGGGATGACAAACGTATGGCCACAGAAGGCCTCCAAATTTCAAGTAAATCTGAAAGCAAGTCTATTCTTGAGCTAACCGATCAGTATTTCAAAGAGTCCAGCGCCACAAGAAAGAAATTTGAATCTTCTTGGCAAAAGTATGAACAGTACTACGATGGCCGTCATTGGAAAAATGATAACGATAAAAACCCAACTAAAAATTGGGTAAAGATGATCATCGAGGCAGAGGTGCCAATCCTCACCGATGGGCAAACCGGAATCAGCATCATAGCTCGATCAGACGAGCGAAACGATGATGCAAAAATGCTCGAAGAAGCAATTAGATACGTCTTTGAGGATCAGGCACTCATTCTAAAAGAGCCAGAAATTTGCAGGGATAAACTTAAGGTCGGAACAGGCCATTACTATGTTGATTATGATCCCGATGAAAACTTTGGGCGTGGAAGAATCACCATCGGACTTCTGAACTGGAGAAATTTCCGAATTGATCCGCTTGCAACCGAGATCGATAAAGCGAAATATACAATAATTGACTCAGTTAAGCGCTTAGATGAAATAAAGCGAATTTATCCCAATGTTGCAGATGAGTTAAAACCAGAATCAATTCAAATGTACAAGGATGATCAAGGTGAAACAGACGGATATCGTCCAGATGTTTGGCACCCAGGGAAAATGTCAGATGATGGTTATGATGTTCAAATAAAAGACGTTGCTATCGTTCGAGAGTTTTGGATCAAAGATTATTCAACTGAAAAAATCCCAGTGGAAGAAACACTCTTAGAGATTGGTAAGGAAGCTGAAGAGTTTTTGAAGTTTGTAAATCCTGACATTTCAAAAAATGAAGATCACACAGCACACATAGATGCGCACAGAGAATTTAAAATGATCTCTGCTGCAGAGGCGCTGTCTGTCCCCCTAGAGATGATCACCGAGCAAGACATTGAGACAATCAAACAAGATCCACAAATTGGCGTGATGTTTCAGATAATCGACGACCACATTCGTATGCATGAGTCCTATGAAAAGGTAAATCCATCCGGCCTTCGTCCTGTTTATCAAAACAACCTACGGCTAGTCATCCGAGTTGGGAGAACAATCTGCTACGACGGCCCCCCTGACGTTGGTGATGGCATGGCACCTGTGGCACCGGATTATTGCTACAAACAATCTGACTGCTATTATGCCGACGGCGAGGTCAAAGACATTCTCTCACCTCAGAAAATATACAATGAAATTGATCTGCTGGAGTATGAGGGGCTTAGATTAAACTCAAACTCTGGATGGGTTTATGATGATAATTCTGGCGTAAACGGGAAGACGTTAACCAACGAACCGGGAATCGTGATCAAGAAAAAACAGGGCACAGAGGTGAGGCGCCTCGAACCTGGACAGGTTTCCCCGCAATTACAGATGCGGAAGCAAAACGAACTCGATGCCATCCAACAAATCTCGGGGATGCACGAGGCAACTCAAGGGATAAAACCGGATGGCGTTACCAGCGGCTATGCCATCAACACAATCACATCTCAGGCCATAGGAAGGATCAGGCTTAAGAAGCGGTACCAAGATCATTTCACAAAAAAGCGATTGGCAGAGCTTGTTGCTAGTAGAGTTATTCGCTACTGGCAAACGGATAAAATCCTAAAACTATACGATGCCAACGGCATGATCAAGACAGTGAACTTCTCACCTGAAAGATTAAAAGACCTGGACTACGAAGTAAGAATATCAACAGGCCCTATGGTCGGTGAAAACAAAGAGCAGCAAGACGAGAAAATGAAAGAACTTGCACTCGCTGGTGTTATCTCCCCTAAAACTTTCGTTGAGTCGGTCGATCTCCCCAATAAGGGGAAAATACTAGAAGAAATGAACGCTCAGGAGCAAATGAATGCTCTTGCCATGAGTGGACAATAACAGGAGATCTTAAATGTCAGAGACAACACAGGAAGCAGCACCACAACAAACAAACAGCAACTCACCCAGCATCGATGCGGGCGGTATAGACCAATTTCTTGCAGAGATGGGCGGGGAACAAAAAGAAGCAGCACCACAAGCAGTCCCTGAAGCTGCTCAAGAAAAAACACCACCAGAAAGCAAAGAAGAATCAATAGATGACATGTTTGATAAAATTGAAAATGAAAATAACCCAAAGGAACCACCTGCCAAAGATGAACCGGCACCCATCGTAGATTTGGGCAAGCTCGAGAAGTTCACCTTTGAAGGCAAGGAATACACCCCCAAGGAATTCAAAGAGGCCGGAATGCGTCTTGAGGATTACACCAAAAAGACTATGGCACTCGCTCAAGGATCTAAAGATGTTCAGTCTCGGCAAGCATCATTAGAGTCAATGGAAGCAAAAGCAAAAGAATCACTAACAAAAAATGCCGAGCGATTAAACCAACTAGAGGAACTAGACTACTTTGTCGATCACCTCGCCGACATTGATCCAGATTTTTTGGATTCACTTAAGTCAAAGCTAAACGGATTTCGATCAAATTACACCAACCCCGTTGTAAATGGACTGAAAAAGAAAATCTCAGAATTAGAATCAGTCTTCCAGAAAAACGATGAGGCACGTGAAATTGCAAAGATCAAATCCGCTTACGATCAAGAGCTGGCAACGATACAAAAAGATCTTTTCCCTGAACTTGAGTCCATCGGACTCAAAGTCAACATGGAGGAGGTCAATGAGCTTTGGAAGTCCGGTGCAGACCTGGGGATCTCTCTTAAGCAAGCACTGTATGCAAAACACGGAGAAGATATTCGTAGACTTTATCAATCGAAAAGCAAGGTTAATAAGGTCGAGAAGGAAGTCTCCGTAACTCCAAAGATTGTAGCGTCAAGTAGCTCAAGGTCTTTGCCTGCGAAAGAAAAAGTGGACACTAAAAATATGAGCTGGAAAGAGTTAGGCGATTTCCTTGGCGGAGTAGATTTGGCCTCATAAAAAAACACGGAGGATTTTTATGTCACTCACATACGGACAAGTTTCAGCACTAACCAGCAGGTACATTCTGCCCAAGGTAGTTGATGGCGTTTACAATTCATCTGCCGCCATCGCACGACACAATCAAAAGAAAAAATTGATTGGCGGCGGCAGGTTGCTAGAGTTCCCAGTGATCAGTTCAAAACCAGGCCAGGGCGGTTTTTTTACTGACATGGACACTTTAAACACAAACAGAACTGACAACATCACTAATAGTTCTTTCTCCTGGAAACAATTGTACGAACCAATCCGAGTTTCTCGGCTGGAGTTGCTTCAAAACTCAGGGAAAGAGCAAATAGTAAATCTCCTAACGGCCAAAGGCGAGATTGCACAGACTCAGATCAAAGAAAATCTTTCTTTGGGACTTTTTTCTGATGGCACGGCAGCAACAGGAACTGGCTCTGCTAACCAGCTAACTGGATACCAGGCCGCCATCTCAACTACGTCAACTTACGGAGGTATCGCCGTTGCAGATATGGCAGAATGGGCAGCAAAAAGGCGACGAGGCTCATCAGCAGGAACCGCTGAGGCATTTACTCTCGGTCGATTGATGGCGCTCGAAGGTGATTGCACCGAAGGAGTGAACTCTCCTACCGTTTTTTATTGCAGACAGGTTGTCTACAATGAGATCTGGGGATCTTTTCAGCCATATCAGAGACTAACCTCAACTGCAATGGCGAAGCTTGGTTTTGAGTCTGTCCTGGAGTTCAACGGGAAGCCAGTCATCGTTGATTCACACATGTATACCGTGACCTCAAATCACGCATTGCTTGCAATCAATGAGAACTTTTCCTTCCTGGTCGTCCACAAAGATGAGGATATGCGTAAAGAATCTATCGAAAAGCTTGAGACTACCGCATCAAACTTAGACAAGATTTTTTGGGCAGGAAATCTTTGTTGCAACAACAGACGTTTTCAAGGGATATTAGAAGACATTAGTGTAGCAGCTTAATCTTTTTACAGGAGTACATGTATGAAATCTTTATTTTTAGTACTGTTGCTTTTCGCCACATCGGCGATGGCAATCATCACCGACCCTCAATCGAATCAGCTTGACAACACCGGGGCAGTTTCCAAACGAGATGGAGTATATATCTCGGTAAAGAACAACTCTGGTGTCAGCGTTTCAGATGGTTGGGTTATGGTGTTTGACACAACGTCGGATGATGGCATCAATGTGACCACAACCACCACGGCAGGACTAAAGGCAGCTTGCGTGGTTGCTGCAAACTCAGGCACTATCGCTGATGGTGCATTGATTCCAAAATGCCAAATTTTTGGCTACCACAGCGGTGTTCAGTTCGGTAACAGTGGCGCCGACATCACTGGAGCGACCGCAGGAGAGGCCCTCTTTGCCGCGAGTACGGCGGGAAAAGCGTCAGGGCTAAGTGGTACGTTGGTTGATACATCGGCAGAGGTTGTTAAGCTTATGCCGATCGGGATTTCGCTGGACAACTCTACAACGTCTGGCGTCGTCGAAGCGTTCATTGACATAAGATAGTGGCGCACAGTTTCTGGGGATTGGCGCTACTGCTGATCCCCATCTTTATATTCCCCAAAATAACCGAAGACACACTCACGTCAAAATCAATGCTTTTTTTTACTATGGCATTCGTTGGCGCCATGGCCATAAGGCAAACACAAAAAAACTTTCCAAAAATACTTTGCCTAGTGCCAATCTTTGTTTTCTTGAATTGCTACGTTTATGATTCAGTGGCCGTAATGTATCAGACCGTGGGCCTTGGGTGTGGATTGCTTGTAATTAAATCCATCTCGGACGCAGAGAGCTTTAACAAAAAGAAGATAATTAACTACCTAAGCGCAGCGTGCTTGATTCAAACTGCTTGGGTAATTGCTCAGTATTTTGACTTGAATCCTTATTACTGGATGGTAAAAAACATCACAAACCCATTAACGGGTGCAAACCTTGGTATATTTAGATTAGAGGATGCGGTGAGACTCAAGGAAGAAATCGGACACTCATCGGGCGGTAGCCTATCCAACGGAATGTATAGCGCCGCCATTTTCACAGCAACAATTCCAACGCTTTTCAGAAGCAAGTGGAGAGTGGGTCTCTTGCCAGCGCTTTGGGCAACATATCTGCTCAACACAACAATGGGGCTTGTTTCGGTTGCCTGCTCAATCCTGTTCTTTATCACTTACAAGATATCAAAAGAAAATAAAAAGACAGTATTTGCTGCATTTTTCCTGATTTTTCTCATTTTTGTTGGCATATCTGTCCACGGTTTTAAACGTGGTGGTGTCTTGGGTGACTCGGGCAGATCTGTTCATTGGCGGCAAATGCTTGCAATGCCATCAGGGAAAATAATAGGCAACGGCCTTGGTTATCTATCGGACCAATTTCGTTACTACCAAGATGACGGTAGGGCCAAAAAAGTTTATTCTTACGCACACAATGAGTTTATTGAACTTTTTATTATTAGTGGTCTTGCTGGGTGTCTTCTTGCTCTGTATCTTTTTGTTGGCGTTTTCCGCACTAGTTATGATTATTACCTAACTCCAGCATTTCTCGGATTGTTGATTAATTATCTCGGGACATTCAACCTTCACATCGCTGGGGCATCTATCTTTTTCTGCGTCATATACGGTATAATTCTAAGAAACGAACAGGAGGATTACGATGATTAGATTAACTTTTTTTTGCGCTATGCTTATTGGATCAATGAATCTTGGTGCTGCAATTAGTAACGTTCTTTTAAAACAGGACGTTTGGGGAAGTACGAAGGTTCAGCTATGGAAGTCCACTCTTACATCTGTGACCAGCGGGATTATTGCCACTGGACTATCTACTGTTCACTCTGCCCAGTGTAACAACGAAACCACTGGAGATGATGCTGGGAAGGTCCAGCGAAATTACTCAGCAGCATCTACCGTAACGGCGGGCAATGTCTTTGTTTCAAGTTTCACCAGCGGCGATGAACTCTCTTGTTTGATTCTAGGAAACTAGGGTGAGCAG